CGCCAGTGGCTGCGCTGTAGCTGGCGACACCGCCGTATTCTTGGGTGCCCTTTGCGCCGAACAATTTTGACAGCCCAACAATGCCAGCCAGCGCCCACCCCCATCCTGGGATTGCTTGGAACGCCTGGACGCCAGCAGATACGCCCGCCGCAGCGGTATGGCCCGCAGCGGCCAGCGAGGTGGTCATTTGGGCGACAGTGCCGCTCATGCCAACAAGTGATTGGATGCTGGCAGTGGCTGCGGTGGTAAAGCCGCTCATGGCTCCACCAACTGCGCCCAAACCACCGAGGGCAGAACCGGCACTGAACAGGTTTCCAGCGGCGCCCATCGCAGACATTCCCTGCCCAGCCTGAGCCGCACCAGAAAGGCCCATCATCCCAGTCACAGCACCTGCAACCGGGTTCACGATGGCCGAGATGACAGGGCGCAGCACCATCGTCTTGAACATGTTGATGACAGTGTCGCGCAGGTTCTTGGCGAAGTCTTTCCCGGACTCGAACCCGCGCATGAGGGCATCTGTCAGTGTGTCGTTGATCTTGTCAGAGGTTTTCTGCCATTCGTCGGCGGCAGTTTTGGCCGCGTCCACGGCGGCGTTCTTCACGCCCTTTGCGCCCAACAGTGCGTTGCGCTCTTTGAGAGCTTCAATCTCAGACGCCAGCGCGATTTCCACGCGGGTTTGCGTGCCGGTGATGGCGCTTTGCCGCTCAAATTCGGCCAGCGTGGCTTCTTTGGTGAGGATGATGGTTTCATTGCGCTGCTGCAAAACCAATGTCTGCTGTGCAGCGCTCAGGCCGATCAATTCGATTTCGTCACGCATGGCCTCGTTCTGCGAGACAAGGGCCGCTGCGCTTTGCTCCATCGACTGGATGGATTTCATGCGCTCGGCTGCTGCGGCTGCGTAGGATTTCGAGAGTTCTTTGGCGGCTTCTGCTTCTTCCTTGGCGAGCGCCACGGCAAACGGCTGTTTCTGGATCAGCTTTTCCACATAGGCGACGTACTGCGCCTCGCTGACATTGCCCTTGGCGCGCTCTTTTTGCGCGTTGGCAAGATCAGCGTAATAGGTAGATGAGACGCCAGCCAATTCTGCAAATATGCGCTGCTGATCGCGTAGCTCTTTGTTTTCTGCGGCGACACTGCTTCCGCCCTTCTTGGCGTAGCTGGCGCGGATTTCGCTCAGGCGCTTTTCGATCTCGGCTTGCGAACGGCCCGCCTCTGCGCCTTGAACCCGCGCAGCAGAAAGCTCCCGCTCCATCTTGATCTTGTCTGTCAGGAACTTCTCGCCAGCCTTGTCGAATGCAACGGACGCCTTGACGGACTCGGCCCGCTTGCGCTCTTCCTCCGCTGCGCTCCTTGATGCGAATGCCACGCCTTCCAGCGCTGCGGCCTGTGCCTTGAGGGCTGACAGTTCAGCGCTCAGGCGTGCGCTGTTGGCCTGCGATGGCCTGCCGAATGCCGCGCCGCCGCCGTTGCCGCCGAAGCCGTCATTGGCAAGCTGGTTTTCACGCGCTGCAATCTGTTTGCGCACTTCGGCCAGTTGATCCACGCTCGTAGATGCGCGCCCCACGTTCAGGATGGCATCCCATGCGGATTTCGCAGCGTCCTTGACGGCAATCCAGCCGCGCTCCACCGTGCCGAGGTTGCGCTCCATTTCGCCAGCACGTCCAGCAAGCGTATCGGCAAAGGCGCGCTGTGCAACGTTCGCGGCTTCTGCGGTTTTGCCCTGCTCTTCCAGGCTCTTGATCTGGCGGTACGTGCTTTCCGTGAGGAAATTCATGCCGTCATTGAGCTTGAGCACGGCAGACAGCGGATCACCGCGCAGCGAGGCGAATTGCTCTGCTGTCTTTGATACGGCCTGCCCGGTGGCGCGCTCGTATTGCACTGCGGCTTGCCCCGCATCACGCAGCATGTCGGCTGTGACTTTCCCGCCCGCTGCCAGTGCCGTCAAAGCCTCTGCGGCCTTGCCCTGCGTGCCGACGACGCCGCTGATTTCCTGCGCGTAGGCTTTGAGCTGGGTGGCATTGGTTCCAGCGGCATTCCCGGTGGTGATGAGGGCGGCGCGGTAGGCATCAGCCTCTTTGCTGCCTTGGTTGTACGCTACGGCGATTCCAGCGACAGCAGCAGCGGCCAGCGTGAACGGGTTCACTAGCCCCAGCACATAGCCGCCAAGCGCCCGCGCCGCATTACCAGCGCCGCCAAACATGTCTTTCAGCTGCCCGCCCTGCTGCAAGAACACTTGCATGGCCGATTGCCCGCCTTGCAGGCTGACAACAATGTCAGTGAACTGCATGGGAACTTGGCGCAGCGCGGCAGTTGTCTGCTTTGCAGACATGCCCATTGCATTAAGGCCAGTCGTTGCAACGCGCTGGGCGGCTTCGGCTTGTTTGAGTTGGGCGAGGTAGGGGGCGAGTGCCTCTGTATCTGCCCCCTTGATGTTCGCCATCTTCTCGAAATAGGCCGCATTGCGTGCACTGCCAGCCTCAAGTTCAGCATTCAGGCGCTGAACCTGCCGGATCATGGACGCTGTAACACCATCAAGTTTCTGTGCTGCTGGTGCGGCCTTGTCGCCAATCCCGCCCACTGCTCCCGCCGCCTTAGCCGCCGCCTGCTCAACTCCTGCGGCCATGCTTTGCGAGCTGGCCTTGATCTTGTCGAAAACGGGCGAGGCTTCATCCTGCGCGCCGATGATCAGATTCGCGTGCGGATTGGTTCTTTCAGCCATGTCTTGCCCATTGAAAAACCGCCAGAAGGCGGCTTAGGTTTCAGTTCGGTTATCGCTCATTTGCTTGAGCGCTGCGCCTTCCAGCACTTGCAGGTCATCAAATAGCTGGCTCCAGTCCTCTACGTCTTTCGCCTCTCGGTCTAGCAGCGGGTAGATTGCCTCGTACCTCAATCCAGTAGGCCCACCCATAGAAACATTCCACTGCGTTTGCAGGCGCGAGAACAGGACAAAGACGCGCCAATTCTCTGGCCATACCTCAACACACTGCTCTGCCTGGTGCGCTGCCAGCGCAGCGAGAAACGCATTGGCCGGGGCGGCCTCTTCTTTGGCGTAGAGTGCGGCCCCGGCCTCGCTTAGTTTTTTGCGCGGCCTTCCAGGCAGGCGGTGCGGTAGGTTTCCATGATGGCGATGGCGGCGGCGGGCAGTTCGTCAGACAGTTGCTGCACGTTGGGCTTACTGAGGTCTTCGTCCAGATTCCAGCCTTCGAGCACGTCGAGGATGTAGTCGGCATTCGCGCCAGCGGTGCGCTCCATCAACTCGCGCATGGAGAATTTCTCGCCTTCGGGTTGCTGGTCTTTGGCGCCTGCGGCTTCCATCAACGCATCGATAAACACGCCGAATTCAGAGCGCGTGCGGTACTTGTAAATGCACTCGATGGAGCCTTGTCCGCCTTCGAGCATGTCAAAGGTGACAACGCGCTTGAATGATTTTGGGCGGTTGCCCAGCTTGATTTTGGATGCCATGGTGTGAGGTCTTTCGCAGAGTTAAATGCCCGTGCGCACCCATGCCTTCCTCTGCGAAAGGAAGAACACGGATGCGTCGGTGCGGGGGTTGGCTTGCGCCGGAAACAGAAAGCCCCGCCGAAGTGATCCGGTGGGCTTGTTGGCTTAGTAGCTGATGGAGCGGCCAATAACAGTCAGGGCAGCGTCAACGCTGTTCACCTGATTGCTGTTGAGCTTTGGCATTTCCGACACAGACAAATAGCCATATCCGTAAGTCACGGCGCCTCCGCTGATGACTTGCTTGAATGCCACTTTCGACAGGTTGCGCGAGATGCCAAGCATGGTCTTGTAGTTGGCGTTCGAGGCGTCGTGGGCCAGCGACATGGTGATGCTGGTGGCGTTGAAGCCGGTTGGGATGCGCAGCGAGTTGCGCTTTGCCAGCAGTTGCACATCGGTAAATCGGGCATCGCCGCCCGAGCCGCTGATGGTCAGCACCTGGGGGATGGCGGTCCAGCCGCTGATTTTTTGCGCCGTGCCATCACCAGTCCCAACGGGATAGAAGCCGGTGTTGGTGGTGTCAAGGCCTTGAATGCTGAACGTATCGGCAGTCAGCGCCGTGATCTTGTAAACGCTGTCCGTCGCGTCTTCCCATCCCGATGTGAGCAGGATTTCATCATTGGTGGCGTAACCATGAGCCACGCTGGTAGCAACCGCCGGATTGGCATTGCTCATGGCGGTAATGGTCTTTGCGGCTGCAAAGGTTTGGGAAAACTGCTGTGCAGAACCTTCTGGGAAATAGAGTGCCATGGTGGGCCTTTCAGAAATGAAAAAACCCGCCGAAGCGGGTCTGGTTGCGCCCTGTCCGGGCAACGAAAAAAGCCCCGCCGAATTGCTCCGGTGGGGCTTTGCTTGGGTGGGCTTTTCAGCCCTGAATCAGTGCGGTGTCAGGCTCTTGCGCCCCACACCTTGAATGTCTGTAATGCGCCTTTGAGTTCGCCGGGGGATTGCCCCTCGTCGCCTTCTATGTATGCGTCTGATGGCTCTTCTATGGGCGATGCGACAAACCCGACACCTGGCGCGATTGCGCACAGCTCTGCCTCCACTGCGCGCAGCAGGTCAAACGCGGCCTTTTTGCTGTCAGCCCATGCGTTCACCTGAATGAATGCGTTGCGCTTGTCTGGCGCGCTGTTGTCCAGGAATCGAAAGGCCGTGCCGCCGATGTGCTGCCACGTCAGATAGGGCCTGGCCGTGCCGTAGGGCGCGGTTGGAGAGATCACGCGGGGGCAGTGCAGGCGCATCCGTGCGAGTAGTTCTTCTTCCAGTGCCATTTATGCCCCGCCGTAGTAAAGGCCATCAAGGCGCTTTTGCAGCTCTGCCTTCATGGCGTCGATTGCTTCGCCTTCAGCCGCGCCAGCCCGACGAATAAATGCTTTGCCTGGGTGTTGGATTGGCTCTGGCAATGGCGACTTCTTGAGCGTGTACCACTTGCCGTTTTCGCCCATGTAAACCTTGTAGCGCTGAATCCAGCCGTGCTCCAACAGTCGGCCATGCGGTGCCTTTGTGACGTTCCACGAGATGCGGTACAGCGCTGATTTGCCTTCTTGCGAGGACTCTTTCATGTACGCCTGATAGATGGCGCTTTGCAGGTTTCCCGTCTTTGCGCCCATGCCTGCAACGTTCAGGTGCACGCGGTCATAAAGCACTTGCGCACCGGCCTGGGCAACAGGCCGGATGGCGTCGCGCACTGCTTCGCCCATCTTGTCCATGAGGGCCGCGATGCCGTCGATTTCCGATGCGTCGCAGAAAAACGACTCAGACGATGGGCCGGTCAGTTGCGGCCTGCGCCTGCGTGATCCGTTGCGCCCGTTCGCCATTACTGCACCACCTTCGCCACCAGATCCACAAACTCACGCCGCGCCAAATCAGGCATTACCGCCTCGATCTGGTACACCGTCAGCCCAATCAGCACGCGCATTCCTGCCGTGATGTCGCTGCGGTAGCGAATACGGATGCTGGCGCGCACGGTTGAAACTTCCGCGTCTGCTTTGATGGCTCCGCTACCCGACAGGTGTTTGACGTTTGCCCACACGGTCGCGTGCGTTTCCCAGCCTTCGGGCAGGGGTTCGCCCCAATCATTGGTGCCACCTGTGCGCCGCTGGATAACGCAGCTGGTGGAGAGGCGTCCGGCTTGCATCAAACCCCCATGCCGCTGCGATATGGCTGCATCAGGTACTGCGATCCGTTCGGCAGTTGCGCCACGGACACACCAGCCAGCACATCCTCACGATTCGCGTACAGGTGGCCCACGATCAGCAGCAATGCAGCCTGGATCGCTGGGTTGATGACAATGCCAGCCGTGTCCAGGCCCTGCGCAAGCTCAGTTGCATAGATCATGCGCCCGAGGAACTGCATGGCGAACTCTTCCGCAGCAGTCACGTACAGGCCGATCAGCGCGTCCTCTGCACTGTCATCAACGCGCAGGTGCAGCTTTACGGTGGCGAGGTCTAGCAGCATTTACTTCTTGGCCTTGGCGGGCGTTTTGGCGGGCTCTTGCGGCACTTCGCGCACAACCTTGGTTTCGTATGGCTCGAAATAGCCCAGCATCAGCGGCGTGACGGCCTGAGCGGGCGTAGCTTCTACGTCCTGGCCTTTGGCAACCGCGCCCAGCTCGTCGTGCAAAAACGACTCAGTGGCTTTGTATTTCATGGGGTTCCTTTGGAATGGGGCCAGCCCGAAGGCCAGCCCCAAATCGCTTAGGCGCCAGTGATTGCGCCGGACAGCACAGCACCTGGCACGCGGGTTTCCAGGCCCATGCGGCACTCGGCGCGGATCGTCACAAGGTTGTTGGTGAAGTCGGCATTCACGTAGCCCATTTCGACCGTGATGCCCTGGCGGTTCCACACCATCGAGGAGCGTGCGAATTGGCCGATGGCGAACTGGCCTGCGGTCATGTTGCTGGAGAGCACCACGCGCACGCCAAAGGGGTTCATGCCTGCGTTGGTGCCGGGGGCGCCGTACAGATATGCACCAGTGCCAGCACCTTCGCGCAGCACTTCCATGGCGGCCCAATCGGCGGGGTTCACGATCACCGTATCGGGCGCGTAGCCGTTCGCCCACAGCGCGTACTTAGCCTTGTTGATGGACTCCACCAGATTCGCGCCGGATGCGGGCGTGAAGGCGGTGAAGTTGCCCGCGTCAAGAATGCCGGACAGGTTCGGGCTGGTGCCGTCGCCCTTGAGCAGTTGCAGGTCGATGCGCTCGTCCAAGCCGTAGCGCAGGAACGTGTCGATGTACGAAACCACCGCAGGGGCATCTGCCAAAAGCTGGTTCGATACCTTGATGAAGTGGGCAATCGTCTCGATTGGCACGTTGTACTGGCTGAAAGTCAGAGCAGATTCGGCCTTTGCGCCGCCCTGTGCGACTTCGGCAGCGCTGTTCGTGCGCGTGGCTTCCTTGGTGCCAACCACCATGATGGCGTTCGTGGTGCCCGATGGCAGAACATCACGAATGGTCAGTGGCTTGAACACGCCGGGGACAATGCCGGGGTTCGTCTGCGGGTAGCTGGTGGTGGTGCTGGTGTTCAGAACGGTGTTCTTCACTTCCACGCGGGCGGTGGGGCTCTTGCGCTCGATCAGCGCCTTGAACTCGTCCGACTTCACGAAAGCGTCACCAGCGGACAGGGCCGAGACTTCGCCGCCTTTGGCGGTTTCCATCTTTTGCGCCAGTTCGGTCATTTGCTGCTCGAACTTTTCCGACAGGACGCGCACGGCGTCCTTGGCTTCAGATGCGACGGTGCCGGTAGTGGCAAGCTGGCCATCGTACTTTTCCATTGCGGTCTTCAGTTCTGCGCCCAGCTTGTCGTGCACGCCCTTGATACCGTCTTGTACGGCTTGGATAACGTCTTGCGTCATGATGGTTTTTTCCTCTGCTTAAAAGCAAAAAGCCACCCGAAGGTGGCTGGTTTTGAAAGGGATGCTGGCTCAGTTCAAACGCGGCAATTGCGCAAAGGCAAATGCCAGCTTGATCTGTGTTTCTGGCGCCACATCGCGCTGCGCCATGGATTTGATGCGAGAGATCAGCGCCTTCACATCGTTCCTTTTGAACCCGCCAACATCGCGCAGGAGGGCTTCAATTTCTTTTAGTGATGCAGCGCCATCAATGGCGCTCTTCACATCGCCAATCAGGGCGGCAGCATCAGCCGGGGTTTCGACGATGCTGATTTCAACCAGGTCAATTTGCTTGAGTAGGCGGGTGCCATCGTCCTTTTGTTCGGCCTCAATAGGCCGGTAGCCGATGGATAGGCCGTTGACAGCGCCGTGTTTCATGAGCGCGTAGGCGTCCTGAGCTACAGAGTGGCCTGGCGTCAATTCGCCTTCCACGTACAGACCTTTTTCATCTTCGCGCAGCGTCAGCCACTTGCCGACCACGCCGCCATAGTGGTTCCACCGCAGTTGAATGGGGCGCTCGCGGTTTTGCAGCGTCTTGGAGTACGCGCCTGGCGCAATGGTGTCGCCGTAGCTGTCCACCAGCCCAAAAACCGAGGCGTAACCGCTGAAAAATCCTGGGCGGGAATCGTCAAACTTGACGCTCAGGCGGTCAAACGGGGAGAGCTTGTGTTGCATTGGTGGTTCCTCCAGGCGCTTGAATGCCCAGCTTGTCAATCGGCGTCATGTTCACCTGAGAAAGCAGCACATCGCCACCCTCTACGCGCGGCCATCCTTCGATGCGGCGCACCTCGTTGGGCGTCAAAATCGTGCCCGCAACGGCTGTTCTGTAGCCTTCCAGGCGGGATTTGAGGTCTGAGCGCAGCAGGCCCTCGAAATCGAACTCGAATTCGTACTGGTTCGCCTCGTCCGGGGTGAAAAGCCACGTTTTCACGCTGGCCTCGATGCGTTCCAGGTACGGGCGCAGGTTCAGTTTGTAGAAGCCGGAGATGATTTCTGCGGTGCTGCTGCCAAGGGTGGTTGATCCCTCGTTTTGGTTAATCAAGATGGACGGCACGCCAAACCAGCGCGCAATCTCGTCAATCTGGTGCTTTCGGCTGGCAAGCAGCTCAATATCCTGCGGCGACATGCTCACAGCGTCGAATTTCATGCCCTGCTCAATCACCAGCAGGCGGTCGTCGGTGCCGGTGGTCAGGGTGGCGAAGTTTTCGCGCACAGAGGCCCGCTGTGCTGGCGTCAAAAGCCGGTCAAACGACAAAACGCCAGAGGGTTTGCCGCCGTTTGCGTAGATTTTTGACACAGATTGCTCTGCGGCCTGGGCAATGCCGAACATGTTTCGGCCAAAAGCAAGCGGTGATTTGCCAACAATGCCGTTGCCGTACAGCTTCACATGCCACACAGAGTCCGACGACAGCACATCTACGTTGCCGTCTGCGTGGTACAGGTGCACCACAGAACCATCTGGGAGTAGTTTTGTCTCGATTTGCGAGGCCATCAGGGGCAGCAAAGAGCGGATTTGCCCGCCTACCTTCGTGATCTTGGCGTATGCGTTGCCGTGCAGCGCCAGATTCAGCATGAGAGTCTCGAAAAACTCCACCTTCGTCTGATACCTGTTCGGCTTGCGCGCCATCAAGAGCGATAGCCAGTGATCCGGGGCAAGTTCGCGCCCTTTCGGCGTCTTGCGGTACACGTTGACAGGCAAGCTCGCCACAGTCTCGGAGAGCAGGCGCACGCAGGCCCAAACTGCCGACAACTGCATGGCAGAGTCTTCTGTGACATCAACAGGCGATGCCGTGGCGTAGCCCATTGGGCCGCTGCTCTGGTCGCCAGCGTTACGGGACGTCCCGCTGCCTCCCAGCCAGGTCCAAATGTTCTGCCAAAAAGCCATTTATCGTCCAATCGGGTTCATGATGAAGTCGTTGAAGGCTTCGGTGTCGTCGCTCGCGCCATTGACAAGCCCCGCCGCCATCACAGCAGCTACTGCCAAGTCAATCCGGCCCGTCGCTTTTTCCTTGGACAGCTTGCGGTTTTCCGCGCCGTCCTGCTCGATGACTGCGTTGCTCATGCACCAGTCCAGCACCTTGTGGCCT